ATGCAAATGCAAATGCTGGTTGGAATTTTCAATGGGATTATTCAGAGGCTTGTCAGTTTACAAAGTATAAACAAGATCAATATTATGGTTGGCATTGCGATTCTTGGGACGGACCCTATGTTGACATAAACAATAAAAATTATAATGGAAAAATAAGAAAGTTGTCTGTTACATGTGTTCTTTCAAAACCTGAAGACTATGAAGGCGGAGAACTAGAATTTGATTTTGGAACAGATGAACCAGATAAAAAACATAATGTAAGATCATGTACAGAAATAAAAACTCAAGGGTCCTTAGTTGTTTTTCCAAGCTTTGTAAGACACAGAGTAAAACCAGTAACAAAAGGAACCAGATACTCTTTAGTTATTTGGAGTTTAGGTCAACCTTATAAATGAAATTAATAGATCACATAGCTATTTTTGAAAATGCCTTTTCAGAAGAATTTTGTAATTATTATTTAAAGTATTATGAAAAAGATATAAAAAGATTTAAAAGAGACAGTGAACATGTACAAGATGAATCTATTAATTTAAAATACAATGATGGAGCTTTTTTAGAAATATTTTGGAGAGATTGTTATCCTAAATACGCTGAGAAACACACTATGTTAAATTCATTACAAGGTCATAGAATATACGATACAAAATTACAAAAAACAAAACCGGGAGAAGGATATCACGTGCTTCATTGCGAAGCATCTAGAATAGAAACAAGAAATAGAATACTTGCTTTTATACTTTATTTAAACACCGTTGAAGAAGGTGAAACTTATTTTCCTGATCAAGATTTAAAAATAAAACCAGAACAAGGTAAGATGGTAATTTGGCCAGCTTATTTTACTCATCCTCATAAAGGCTTAACTCCTAAACAAGATAAGTATATAATTACTGGTTGGGTGGAGTTTGGGTCTTAATATGAGTTTTAAAGAAAAAAAATATCAAATAATTAAAAATGCTATTTCATCTGAGTTAGCACAATTTTGTTATAAGTATTTCATATTAAAAGCTAAAGTGTTTAAAACAATGCTAGAGAAAAAAACAGTCTCTCCTTATATAGATTTTATGGGTACATTTAATGACCCTCAAGTTCCAAACTCTTATGCACACTATGGAGATATAGCTATGGAAACTCTTTTAACAGATATGCAGAAAAAAATGCAGGATGAAACTAATTTAAATTTAATTCCTACTTATTCTTACGCAAGAATTTATTATAATGGAAATGTTTTAAAAAGACATAAAGATAGACCTAGTTGCGAAATATCTACTACAATGAATTTAGGTGGAGATCCTTGGCCAATATATTTAGAACCAAATAAAAATGTAGGTATACCAGGTGAAAATGGTTGCACATTTGAGAGCACAAATCCTGGAATAAAAGTAGATTTAAATCCAGGTGATATGTTAGTTTATTCTGGTTGCACATTAGAACATTGGAGAGAAAAATTTGAAGGAGATAATTGTGTTCAAGTATTTCTTCATTATAATAATATAGAAACTCAAGGTGAAGTTAATAAATATGATACCAGACCACATTTAGGTCTTCCTTCTAGTTATAAAAATGTCTAATTTTATATATCAATTTAATATAGACAAATCTATTTGTAATGAATTAATTAAACATCACACAGATAGTGGTGAAAAATATCCAGGTCATGTAACTGGAGGCATTATTAATAAAGATTTAAAAGATTCTATTGATCTAAATATACACCCCGATACCGAACTTATTTTTGTAAAAAAATATTTTAAAGAATTAGAAAAAGGTTTACATCAATATTTAGATTTACATAATATTTTAAAAGAAAACGTAAGTTTAGAAACTAAACAGCCTTTTATAATACAACATTATCAACCTAAAGGCGGATTTAAAAATTGGCATTACGAAAGATCAAATTCTAAAGAACCAATGATAAGTAGAACTTTAGTATTTATGACTTATTTAAATGACGTGACAGATCAAGGTGAAACAGAATGGTACTATCAAAAACTTAAAATAAAACCTAAAAAAGGTTTATCTGTTATTTGGCCAGCCGATTGGACCCATACCCATAGAGGAATACCCTCTCCTACTGAAGAAAAGTATATTGCAACAGGGTGGCTTAATATGGTATAAGATTCTGTCAAAATAGGATTAATATGCTACAAAAATTAGGATTCCTACCCGGATTCAACAAACAAGTTACATCTACAGGTGCCGAGTCTCAATGGATAGACGGAGAAAATGTACGTTTTAGGTATGGTACACCTGAGAAAATAGGTGGTTGGAATCAATTAGGTGAATCAAAACTTACAGGAGCTGCAAGAGGATTACATCATTTTGTCAACAAATCATCTACTAAATTTGCAGCAATAGGCACAAACAGAATTTTATATGTGTATTCTGGAGGAGTATACTATGACATACACCCACTAGTTAATCCATCAGGCACAACCATATCAAATTGTTTTACAACCACTAATGGATCTCCAACAGTTACTATTACATTTCCAGGAACACATACGTTTGTAGCAGGAGATATTATAACTTTTACTGATTTTTCAGCAGCAACTAATTCTAATTATAGCGCTGCAGATTTTGATGGTGTAAAATACATGGTAACAAGTGTACCATCTCCTACAACTTTAACTATTACAATGGACAACAATGAGTCCGGTTCAGGTGCTACTACATCTGGAAGTGTTAAGTACTATCAATATTATCACGTAGGACCCGCTGAACAAATAGGAGCTTTTGGTTGGGGTATATCATTGTGGGGTGGTAATATTTTAGGATCACTAACTACAACTTTAAATGGAGCATTATTAAACGACACTGCTGGTACTGGTGGATCAGGAACAAGTATAACATTAACAAGTACAACTGGTTTTCCATCATCAGGAACAAACTATATTCAAGTAGGGACAGAAGAAATTTCATACACCGGTGTGTCGGGTAATGACTTAACAGGTATTACAAGAGCAGCAAGAGGATCTACTCGTGCAGCGCACAGTAATGGTGCAACAGTAACTAACTCATCTAGCTGGACTGGTTGGGGTTCACCAGCAGCTAACACAGACCAAGTAACAGATCCTGGTTTATGGTCTTTAGATAATTTAGGATCAACATTAATAGCATTGATACATAATGGTGAATGTTTTGAGTGGGACGGCGATGCAGCAGATGCTACATCAACAAGAGCAACTATTATATCAGGTGCACCAACAGCATCACGTGATATGTTAGTATCTACACCTGACCGTCACTTAGTGTTTTTTGGAACAGAAACAACTATTGGTGACAAGACTACACAAGACGATATGTTTATTAGATTTTCATCTCAAGAAGATATTACAGACTATACACCTACAGCTGAGAATAGTGCTGGTACACAAAGACTGGCCGCTGGATCACGGATCATGGGTGGTAAACTAGGTAGAAATGCAATTTATATTTGGACGGATACATCTTTATTTACTATGCGTTTTGTAGGAACTCCTTTTACATTTGCATTCGAACAAGTAGGTACTAACTGTGGATTAATAGGACAGAACGCAGCTGTAGAAGTTGATGGTGCTGCTTATTGGATGTCTGAAAATGGTTTCTTTAGATACACGGGTAAACTAGAATCTATGGACTGTTTAGTAGAAGACTATGTTTATAACGATCTTAACACTACATCTAATCAATTAATTTATTGTGGTATTAATAACTTGTTTGGAGAAATTACTTGGTTTTATCCAACGTCTACATCTAATGTAAATACTAGAGCTGTTACATATAGTTATCTAGATTCAACAGCTAAACGACCCATATGGTTTACTAATGCCAGTACATTATTTCCTAGAACAACATGGGAAGATTCTTCTGTATTTGGTTTACCTCATGCAACTAGATATAATGCAAGTGTTGATACATCATTTGATGTTAAGGGAAATACAGATGGCACTACAATTTATTTTGAACATGAAACAGGAGTCAATCAACAAGAAGCAGCAACTACAGCTGTAGCAATTCCTGCTAATATTACATCTGGTGATTATGACATTACACAAAAAGTAATAAGAGGAGCTGCAACTAATTTAGGTGACCTTAGAGGTGATGGTGAAAATATTATGAGAGTTAGTAGAATTATACCTGACTTTATATCACAACAAGGAAGTGCTATTATACAATTAGATTTAAGAAATTATCCTAATAATACAGCAGCTAGCTCATCATTGGGTCCTTTTACAGTAACAACAAGCACAGAT